TAAAAATTATATTATTGAAGGCATATTCATGCAAGCTAATAAAGCTAATAGGAATGGCCGCATGTACCCTCGTGAAATCCTTGAATCTGCGGTTAACAAATATGTAACCGAACAAGTTTCCAAAGGTAGAGCTGTTGGTGAGTTAAATCACCCTGAAGGACCGACCGTTAATTTAGACAAGGTTTCTCACAAGATCGAATCCCTTGATTGGAAAGGTAACGATGTTGTGGGCAAAGCGACTATATTGGAAACTCCTATGGGAATGATTGTAAAAGGTCTTCTCGATGGTAAAGTTCAATTAGGCGTATCAACTCGTGGTATGGGAAGCTTGCAGAACAATGGTAACGCAATGGTCGTCAAAGACGACTTTATTCTTAATGCGGTAGACATCGTTCAAGATCCATCTGCACCTAGCGCTTTTGTTAATGGAGTTATGGAAGGTGTTGAATGGGTTTGGAATAACGGAATCATTGAACCACAAGCAATTGAAATAATGGAGACTGAAATTAAGAAAGCTCCTCGTGCTGATCTCTATGAGACACAAGTTCGTGAGTTTAAGAATTTCCTCTCGTTGCTCAAATAGTAAATAAAGGAGTCAATTATGACTGAAGATCAAAATCAAGATCAAGAGATTGACCTCCATGATGACAACGATGTCGTGGAAGCAATGACTCACGATCCGAAAAATGCTGAGGCTCAGTCTGTAGCATCTGTTGATAAAGCAGGTGGCGCTACAGGTTCTGCACCAAAGCGTAAAGGAGATCAAACAAAACAAGATCCAATGCCAAAAACTAAAGCAGCTTTGATGGCCGGTATGGTCGCTAAGATGCAAGGCATGAAAAAAGAAACATTGATGGCAATGTACAAAGACGACTATGATGCAGAGAATTTTGAAGGTGAAGCAATTGCTGAATCTCCAGAACTCGATTATCAAGTTGATTTTTCTGAGGATCTAAACGCACTCGTCGAATCAGAGGCAACTCTGTCAGATGAATTCAAGGCAAAAGCAGAGACAATCTTTGAAGCAGCTATTAAGTCTAAGCTATCTGAAGAGATCGATCGTCTTGAAGAGAAGTACAACGAAGAGTTGGCAGAAGAAGTAGATTCTACTAAAGCTGACCTAGTTGAAAAAGTCGACAATTATCTTAACTACGTAGTTGAGAGCTGGATGGAAGATAATAAACTTGCAGTTCAGTCAGGCCTAAGAACAGAAATTGCTGAGAACTTCATGTCAAGTCTGAAAGATTTGTTTGAAGAGTCTTACATCGAAGTTCCGGAAGCTAAGGTTGACTTAGTTGACGAAATGGCAGATCAGGTATCAGAACTCGAAGAGTCCCTGAATACTACAACTGCTAAAAACATTGAGATGATGGAAGAGCTAGAGACACTGAAGCGGGAAAAAGTTATCCGTGAAGCATCTGAAGATCTTGCAGAAACTCAAGTTGAAAAACTAAAGTCACTGGTAAGTGATATCGATTTTGATTCAGAAGAAACTTTCGCTGAGAAAGTAGAGACTGTTAAAGAATCATACTTTACCAAAAAGGTTACTGAAACAGCTTCTATCGAAGAAGATGTGTCGGATGACGATGGTGTACAAGTAGCATCGGGTTCTATGGCTCAGTATCTCACAGCAATCCAAAAAACAAATAAATAATTGGGAGTCCAAGAAAAATGCAAACCGTATCATACGATCGACTGATCGAGAAATGGGCACCGGTACTGAACGAAGAGTCTGCCGGCACTATTAAAGATCATCACCGGAAAGCAGTTACTGCTGCTATTCTAGAAAACCAAGAGCGTGCATTCGCAGAAGAAGCGGCCCAAGGCCAATTCATGACAGAAGCAGCTCCAACAAACAACACAGGCAATGCTGCTAACTGGAATCCAGTTCTTATTGCCCTTGTCCGCCGTGCAATGCCAAACCTTATGGCATATGACATGTGTGGAGTCCAGCCAATGTCCGGACCAACAGGCTTGATCTTCGCAATGAAGTCAACCTTTGAAAAGACAAAGGGTGGAGTAGCATCCGGTAGTGAGGCACTCTTCAACGAAGCAGCAATTGGCTTCTCCGGAGATTCTGCAACAACTGCAAACGGTTCATCCTCTGGTTTGGTTGATTCTTCAGCCTCCGGCGTAGGAACAATCGATGATGAGCGTACTGATCCTCTAGCAGCTAATGATCCATACTCAACAGCCGAAGCTGAAGCTTTGGGTGACGGTGTTGGTGAGAGCTTTGCTGAAATGGGTTTCACCATCGAAAAAGCAACTGTGACTGCCAAGTCACGGGCACTGAAAGCAGAATATAGCTTGGAACTTGCTCAGGATCTTAAAGCCATTCATGGCCTCGATGCTGAAACAGAACTGGCTAACATTCTGTCAACTGAGATCATGGCTGAAATTAACCGTGAAGTTATTCGCACAGTTAACTCACAAGCTAAGACAGGTGCACTAACTGCTAACACAGCAATTAACGGTATCTTCAACCTCGCAACAGATGCAGATGGTCGTTGGTCAGTGGAGAAATTCAAAGGCCTGATCGTACAAATCGAGCGTGAAGCTAACACAATTGCTAAAGAAACACGTCGGGGTAAAGGTAACTTTATGATCTGTTCATCAGATGTTGCTTCTGCTCTCTCAGCTTCTGGCATGCTTGACTACACACCTGCAATGTCAATGAACTTGCAAGTAGATGATACTGGCAATACTTTTGCTGGTGTTATGAATGGTCGCACACGGGTCTACATTGATCCATATGCAACTCAGGACTACGTCAACGTTGGTTATAAGGGAAGTAACCCTTATGATGCAGGTCTCTTCTACTGCCCATACGTACCACTAACTATGGTTCGTGCAGTTGGTGAGCAAAGCTTCCAG